TCAAGGAAGGGGGCAAAGCGGCGTCGGGTGGGAAAGGCCGTGGGTCCCCTGCTGGCGGACGCGCAGCATCTCGCCGGGGGCGCTCGTCGAGAGTTCGGAGAGCAGCGCCGCCGAAATGTCGAGCCGGGGCTCGCCGGTCCGCCACAGCGCGATCGGGGCGTCGATCGGCCCGAGCGTCACCAGGTAGGCTTCGGCCTGTTCGACCAGCGGCGTGTCCACCCCGTCGCGCCATTCCCATCCGCCCCGTGCGCGGCGCGTCCAGGACAGGCGCCAGGCGCCGTCCGCGAGCACGGCGCGGCGCGGATGCACCGGTGCCAGCGGGCGCAGGGTAATCCCGTCCAGCAGCATCGGCGCCGTCACCGGATCGGCATCGCCCCGGCCGACGGCGACGACTTGCCGGTCGCCGCCACTCCCGAGCACGGCGGCGTCGAGGGCGACGAGGCGCGAATCCAGCAGCGCGAAGGCCTCTCCGGCCGCGTGCGCGCCGATCGCCGTTTCCGTGCCGCCGCGCCCGCGCAGCAGGCCCTCGAGGCGCCAGTTTCCGCCGCCAAGCGACGTGGCCCGCGCGAACTGCAGGATTTCCTCGCCGACAAGCGCGAGATTGGCCCCGAAGGCGAGCTGCCGCGCATTCGCGGAGCCGAGCTGCATGGCCGGATCGACAAGCGATACGATCAGCTGCGAGCCGCGATCGAAAAGCAGGGGACTGGCGGGCGGAAGCAGTGCTGTCGCGGTGCCGATCACGCCGCGCGTCCGGCCGGTCGGCCCCAGCGGATGCAACTCGCCGTCGCCGCGATCGGCGTAGAGGGCCGCGCCGCTCCAGCTCGCGTCCGGGCTCGACGCGGCGGCGAAAGCCCGGGGCGTATCCGGGCCGGCACCGGTGCCGTCGAACGGAAGCTCGAAGGCGACGAGCGCGGTCGTGCCGGACGGTCGATCGACCGGCGGGTTGGCGCGGCCGGGGTCGGAGGCCAGCTGCGGCGTCGCGCCGGCGCCGGCGGGCGGGATTCGCTCCAGCGAAATCTCCACGCCGTTCTCCCGCCATTCCCAGTCGAGCACGCGCCAGCGCCCGGCGATGGCGGGAAGCGATACGATCGCCCCGGGCGCGATGGCCGGATCGAGTTCGCTGGTCCGCCAGGATACGCGATCCCGCGTCCAGTCGATCCGCCGCGCGGTCCGCTCGATCAGCGCCCTGGCGGTTGCCGCGTCAAGGGCGGCCGGCAGTTCGATCGCGCGCGGTTCGCCTTGCGCCGCCCGGCCCGAAGCGCGCTGGGCGCCGGGCTGGTAATCGCGGTCCACGTCGAAGTAGCGCAGCACCGAGGGCGGCTGGTCGGGCGGCGGCGCGCGGTGCCGGGAATAGCCGGTGCCGGCGCCGAATTCGTCATCGCCCGTGGCGATCGCCGCTTCGGGCAGGGCGATCGCGTCCTCCTGCAATCGCGCGCGCGCGATCACCAGGCGCTCGCCGCCGGCATCGGCCTGGAGCGGCATGACCTGGCCGAGCGCTTGCAGGTCGTCGACGAGCGGGCCTTCGCTGGTGAAGCCGGCGATCTCCTCCAGCGCCACGGCGGCGTCGATATCCTCGATCACCTCGCCGATCACGTCCCGCAGGTCGAAGCTTTCGTCGGCGATCACCTCGAAAGCGAGGGCGGGGATATGGTTGTAGTATTCCGAGAGGTCGAGGTCCTCGAAGACGACATAGGCGAGGTCGCGATAGGCGGGGCAGCGTTCGGCGCCTTCTGCGGCCAGGATCAGCGGGTCGGGCTGCTGGTCGCCCTCGCCGGTGTGGAGCCGCAGCGTACCGCCGACCTTGAGATCCCCCGCCGCGCCGCGCAGCAGCTTGCCGTCGGCCCAGATGCGCCCGATGCGCAGGATCGGCCGGCTGGCGAGCGCGACCGCGAAGTTGGCGGTATAGCTGTAGGCCGTCACCGAAGGCGCGCCCTTGCCGCCGCCCAGGGTCTCGCTGTGCTCGACGAGATCGGTGGCCCAGATGATCTGGCCCGCCACCCGCATGCGCCCGAAGTGGCGGGGCAGTGCCTGGCCGTAGCTGGAGGTGCTGACCGCCAGTTCCTTCAGGCGCGGCCCCTGGCGGCCGGGCGAGCCGAACAGCGCGGCATCGACCTGGCGGCCGACCAGCGACCCGATCGCGCCGCCCACGGGGCCGCCCAGGTAAGTTCCAATGGTGCTGAAAACGAGTGTCGCCATGTCAAGTCCTCGATGAATCGGCGCGCCAATGGCCTGCCACCGGCCAATCGGCGGGGATCGGCCCCTCGACGACGCGGCGCAGGCCGGCGTGGGCATGGACGAAGCGGTCCGGCGCGGTGGCGATGGCCAGGTGATGCTGGCACGGGCCGGGACGCACCATGACCACGTCCCCGGCCTCGATCGGACCCGCCGCTTCGCGCAGGCCCAGCCGCGCGGCGATCCCGGCCACCGGCGGCAAGCGGCGACCGCGCAAGGCATAGCCGCCGGGAAGGCGCACGGTCAGGCCGCGGGCCGAGCACGCCGCCTCCAGCACGCCGATGCAGTCGAGCCCCAGTGCGGGGTCGCGCCCATGCAGGCGGAAGGGCACGCCGACCAGAGCGCGCGCCGCCTCGGCCAGGGCGGCTCCGGTCAAGGCTCCGGTCATCAGGGTTCCGGTCATTGGCCGGGGCCGGGATAGCGGGTGAGCAGGTCGTTGCCCGGCAGGAACGGCTCGCCGCGAAAGTTCACCGCGTTGCCGAAGCGCGAGGCGCAAGTGCCCAGCGTGTGATCGCAGCCTTCGCGCAGCAGGGCGCGGGTGCCGGCGGCGATGTCCTGGTCCAGCGGGACATCGAGCACCAGGCCGCCGGCGCCGTCGTCCCCCATGATCCCCATGCTTGTTCCGGCTTGCGGGCCGTCCAGCCAGCGAAGGATTCCGCCCGCGTGGATCGCCGGGTCGGGCGCTTCCTCGAACGCCGCCGAATTGGCGAGCGCATCCAGCGCGGCGAGCCGAACCTCGCGGGTGAAGGGCAAGGGATTGAGGTTGCAGCCCGGCCCGCAGAAGGCGGCGCGGCAGGCGGGGCTGGTGCGCGGCACCGGATCGCGCAGCAGCTCTGCCTTGCGGGAGACGAGATCGGCGGAAAACCGCCCATCCTCTTCGCTCACGGTGCCGATGGTCCCGGCATAGAGTACCTCGCGCTCGCCGCTTTCCCAGTCGACCAGCCCGATGCGCACTTGCGCGCGGTCGAACCGGCCGGCGGCCAGATCCTCGCCGGTGATCGCGTCATGGGTGATGGCGCCGCGCACTTCGGCGCTGTCGGGCTCGAAATCGGCCGACTTGCGGATCGAGGAGGGCACCATGCCCGGCGCGGCGCGGTGCAGCACGCCGTCGAACCACAAGTCGCGGTCATGGGTGGTGAAGCCCAGCGCCGCGCCGTCGCGGCGCAGGATGCGCCAGAAGGTGGCGACCGTCTCGAGGTCGCCGGCGAACCAGGTCCTGCTCATGGCGCTTCCCTGATCTCGACGAGCGGCACGCTGGGCGCTTCGCCGGCGGCGAAGGCGGCGCCCGAGACTTCCAGCCGGTCTTCGGCGAAGCGCACCGGCACGTCGAAGCGGAAGCCGGCGCGCACCGCCGCGCCTTGGGGCGGGGGATCGTCGAAGAGGATCGTGCCCGCCTCGCCCAGCGTCCAGTTGCCGGCCTGGACCAGGCCGTCCACGGAGACGAGGATCGTCGCGAACTCCGGACGGGTCACCCGGCGGACTTGCGCGGTCGCGCCGCCGCCATAGCGCTTGACCAGCGCGAAGCGGGTCTGGAGCCCGTCGCCGGTGCCCAGGTCCTGGTCGAGCGCGGTGGGCACGCCGACCATGCCGTTGGAGCTGTTGTCCGAAGGATCGCGCAGGCGGAAGCCCCGCGCCGGGCCGCGCCGGGCGCGGTAGAAGGCGATCAGCTCGCCCAGTTCCGCCTCTGAGCGCACGCCCGGCCCCACGTCGAAGCGCAGCCGCGCGTTCGACCACAGGCTGTTGCGCCGTTCGAAGCCCGATGCGGTGACCGCGACGCTGGTCGAGAACTCGGGCGTGACGGTCGCGTCCCGGCCCAGTGCGAGGGGATAGGGGATATCGTCGAAGGCCTGCATGTCGTCGGCTCCTGGGCTGGGGCTGGGGCTGGAGGGGAGGCGCACGTAGCCGTCGCGCGCGACTTGCGGCAGCGCCCAGACCACGATCTCGTGCGGGGCGCGGGCGAGCGCCTCGTCGATCCCGGCATCGATGCGCCGCCACTGGTCGCTGCCGGCCGGATCGAGCACGAAGCCAGCGAAATAGTCCTGCTCGCCGGGCGGATAGCCCAGGCGCGCGTCGATTTCGGCATGGGCCTTGCGGCGCGCGGCTTCGGCGCCGGCGGTCAGCCAGTCGTAGTCCTCCACCTGCAACCGGTCGAAAGCCGGATGGGCCCAGCCGAGCGGCAGGTTCGCGCGCTTGAGTTCGGGCATGTCGGGGGCAAGCAGGGTCGGCGTGAAGACCAGCGCCAGCGCCTCGACCGGTTCGGGATCGACGGCTGCGCGCACGGCGGTGACCAGATCGGCGGTGGACTGCGCGAGCAGGGCGCCGGCCGCGTCGAGCAGCGCGGTTTGCGCGGCGCCCAGCGGCGCGCGCATGTCCGCGATCACCGGTGGCGATCCGCCCAGGGCCGCCACGGCCGCCTCGTCGTAAAGGCAGATGCGCCCGTCGGTGAAGGTCCACCACCACGGTTCGCCCACCTGGAAGCGCAGGGGCGCGCCGGCCTGTGCCATCAGCATGGCGAATTCGCGGGCCGCCGATCGCAGCCAGGCCATGGCTTGCGCGCTGGCGGGCGAAAGCAGCGTCGAGGGCGGATCCCATCCGGTCAGCGCCGGATTGCCCAGGTGGTCGCGCTGTTTCCACGCTTCCGGGCAATGTTGGGCAAGCAGTTCGTAAGACAGCGAGGCGACCGGACTGAAACCCGTGGCGGCGCATTCGGCGAAGAAGGCGCGGTGCCAGGAACGGCTCGGCGTGTTGAGCGGGTCGGCGGTCTGGCCGGCGAGGAAGGCGCCGCCGGTTTCGGCGAGCCGGAAGTAATGGCTCATGCCCACGTAGTGGACCACCGAGCCGCGATAGCCGAGCTGGCGGACATTGCGCAGCAACCGCGCCGGGGTCTGCACGCCCTGGTCGTCGTAGCCGGTCGCCAGCGCCAGCCCATGGGGAGGGACCAGGACATCGCCGATCTCGAGCATGGCGCGCGCGCCGTCGGCGGCGATCGCGCTCATCTCGATCCAGCCTTCGGCCTCGGCGGGCAGGGGATCGGTGCTGGCGCCGTCATAGCCCGGCGGCGCGAAGGAGACGAACATCCGGTCGATGGCGCGCGGCCAGACCGGATCGGCATCGGCGGGCAGCGCATAGCCGCCGTCGAGCCGCGCGAAATCGAGCGTCACCACGGCGTCCTCGCCGGTCCCCGCCGCATAGTTCCACAGCCGCACGTACCAGGTGCGGGGGCTTCCGGCGGCGTCCTTGCCCTCGATCGTCAGCGTCGGCCCGTTCACCTGGTCGAGCGCGACGATCCCGGACGAGCGCCAGCGGAACCGCAGCGAGGTATGCGCATAGTCGCGGTCGGTCCGGTAGGCGAGCAGTGGATGGTCGAGCCGGTCCTCGCTGTCCCAGATCAGTCCGCCAAGATCCGCCCGGCGTAGGAACGAAGCCTCGACGCGCAGCGAACTGGGGCCGGTCGAAACCACCGTCGCCACCATCGGGCGCGGGAAGTTGACGGTCCAGAAACGCGGATCGAAGCGCATGATCCAGTCGCCGGCCTGACCTTCGCGTTTGTTGGCGAGCCAGAATGCCATGAAGGTTCTCCAATCTCTCGGACGATGGCGGGTCAGCCGTAAGTCAGCGCGCGGCGCACCGCGCTCGCCACCTGGCGCGAGGAGCGCTGGAGCGATTGCGGGACGCTGCTTCCGCGCGGGGCGGTGAGGTTGATCGCCACGCGGACGTCGCGGCTGGCGGCGACCGCGGCCTCGACGCGCCCGGCCGAAGTCGGGACGAACAGCTCCGGCCCGCGCTCGCCGACGACATAGCCGCGTCCGGGCGAGACATTGCCGCCGGTCGCGCGGCCGGGCAGGCCGAGCGCGCTTGAAAACAGCCCGGCCGCGTCGAACAGGCCGGCCCCCGCGCTTCCGCCGCCGCCGACGGCGGAAAACAGCGTCCGCACCGCCTGCGCGGCGATTTCGTCGAGCGCGGAGAAGGCCGCGTGCTTGAGATCGTCGAACCCCAGGCTGCCCTGCCGGATCGCCCCGGCCAGGCCCTTTTCCAGCGCGTCGCCGGCGCGCGTGAAGCCGGCGACCAGGTCGCCGTCGACCACCGAGCGCATGCGCGCGATATCGTGGGCGAAGCCGTCGGTGCCGGCGCGCACTTCCACCAGCAGGCTGTCGATTTCATCGTTCATGATCGTGCTCCATCAGCCGTTGCAGGGTCTCGCGGTCCAGGCCGGGCTGGACCGCGCCGGGTGAAGGCAGGCCCAGCGCGGTCGCCAGTTCGGCGGGGGTCGCGGCCCAGAACTCGTGCGGCCGCCAGCCGAGCCCGCGCGCGGCCAGGCCGCACAGCGCCAGCGCGGCGAGGGCGAAGCTGCCGTTCGCGTCCCCGCCCCCAGCTTCCTTCCCAGGTTCGCCGTCTCGCCATGACGAAGACAACGGACAAGCAGCACGCTCCGCGAACCGCCGCGTCATCCCGCGCCTTTCAGGATTTGCGAAAGCAGGGTGCGCAGCGGCGCGGCGCAGGCGGCGAGGCCTTGCGTCATGATCGCCTCGCCCACCGCTTCGCGCGGGATGCCATCGCCATCGGACAGGCAGTGCCAGAACAGCGCCGCCATCTCGTCCAGCCGAAGCTGCCCGGTGCCGGCCCGCTCGACGAGGGCGAAGAGGGGGCCAAGCTCCGCTTCCGCCGCGACCAGCGCGGTGAAGCTGGGGCGCAGGATCCGGGCGGTGCCGCCGATCGGCAGGAGGGCCTCGCCGCGCAGGGGATTGGCGTGCGGGGGATTGGCGCCGGTCATGCCGGCACGACCTGGCCCGAGCTTTCGAGCTGGAGCGTATAGTTGCGCTCGCCGTTGAAATCGCCGGCATAGTCCAGGCGCTGGACCAGGAACTTGCCGCGCAGCCGTTCGCCGTCCTCGAAGCTCAGTTCGTAATCGTCGAGCGTGCCGGCCATGGCGTTGGCGCGCACTTGCGCTTCGGCCGCGCTGCCCAGGAAAATCCCCGCCGCGCTGACCGAGACCGAGCGCACGCCCGCGCCCGAAAGCAGGTCCCGCCAGCCGCCGCTGCCCTTGTGGGTGACGACCACGGCATCGCCGGTGACGGACATCTGCGTGGTGCGCAGCCCGGCGACGGTCTGGTAGCTGGCGGGCGCGCCGCCATCGGAGATCTTGAGAAGGAAGGCGCTGCCTTTCTGGGCGGTCATGATGATGCTCCTGGGTTCGGTTGGGTTCTCCTCCCCGCGCCGGGGAGGAACTGGTCAGCTCGCCAGCAGGCGAAAGCGGTATTCGAGGAGGATCGCCCGGCGGCTTTCGCCGCGCTGTTCGGCGCGGGCGCGCAGGAACTGGGCGGTGACGAGCTGGAAGCCCGGCTGGGCACGCGGCAGGCTTTCGATGCGCGCCTCGATCGCGGCGACGATCGCGGCGGCGGCATCGGGCATGTCGCCCCGGCAGTGCAGCTCCAGCGCGATGCGCACTTCGCGGCCGCGCGCGGTCTTGCAGCTCCAGTCGGTGCTGGCGCTGGCCGCCACCGCGAGCCAGGGCAGGCTGGCGCGCGATGGGGCTTCCTCGGTGATGGCGTTGAGTTCGCCGCTCAGCGCCGGATCGGCGGCGAGCCATTCGAGCAGCGCGGCGCGCAAGGCGATTTCCATGGCTTATCCTTTCGCGAAGAGCGGCCAGAGCAAGTCGGCCCGGCGCCAGCGGTGTTCGTCGTCCCGCATCCGCAAGCGTGCGGCGGCGAGCGTGCGGGCGCGTTCGGCGAGGTGTTCGGCGATCCGTTCGAAGGGGGCCCGGGCCGCGATCATGGTGCCGCTCATGCCAGGCGCAGCCGCCGCCAGGGCCGCCACAGCGCCGCCACCGAGGCGGGCGGCAAGGGCGCGGCGCCCCCGCTTTCGCGCTCGCGGTGCTGGTGCGCGGCAAGGCGGACCAGGCCGTGGCGCAGCGAAACGGGCAGGGCGTCCCAGTCCGTCGCCAGGCCCGCAGTGAAGCGCACCGCCACGCGCGCTTCGTCGCCGAAGCTGGGCAGGCGCACGCGGCCGGTGCCGTCGGCCTCGAGTTCGATCTCGTAACTCTCGGCATCGAGGTTGAAGCGGGTGCCGTCGGCGGCGATGCCCTCGACGCGGCTGATCGCCTGGACGGGGCGGGTCGCCAGCGCATGCCAGCCCGGCTCGGCGGGGATCACTTCCTCGCATTCCGCCTCGATCGGCATCTGTCCGGTGAACCACTCGCAGACGTCGAGGGTGGCGGCAAGCAGCGGGGACAGCGATGCGTCGTCGCGGCCGGTGGTGATGCCGAGCCACTGCTTGAGTTCGGCAAGCGCCGAGGCGGGCAGCACGGCCGATGTGAGTATGACCCGGTTCATGGGCGTCTCCGATAGGGGGAGTGGAAAGGTGCCTGTCCGCCCCGGCGCGGGGGACCGCTGAAGGCGGTGGAGGGGATTCATGCCGCGAGGCGGCGCAGCGCCTTGGCGCGAATCCCCTCCGTCAGGCGCCATGCGCCTGCCACCTCCCCGCGCCGGGGAGGATCCGACTCGCGTCAGGCCGCGATCTTGAGCAGCTTGATCGCGTCCGAATCGAGCACTTGCCCGCCGATCCGCTTGGTTGCGTAGAAGTGGACGAAAGGCTTGTTGGTGAAGGGATCGCGCAGGATGGAGGTCGCACTGCGTTCGGCGATCAGGTAGCCGGCGCGGAAATTGCCGAAGGCGATCGGGCAGGCGTTGGCGGCGACGTCGGGCATGTCCTCGGCCTCCACCACCGGGTAGCCGAGCAGGCGGTTGGGCTGGCCTTCCATCAGGCCCGGCTGCCACAGGAACGATCCGTCGGCGGCCTTGAGCTTGCGCACCACCGCCAGCGTCCTGGCGTTCATCACCCAGCTCGCGCCCTGCCGGTGGCCGCCTTTCAGCGCGTGGACGAGGTCGATCAGCTTGAGTTCGGGCGCGGTGTCGAAGCCGGTGGCGTTGCCGGAGACGACATATTGCAGCGTGCCGAAACCGCGCGCGGAATCGCCGGCGGCGCTGGTCTGGGCGGTCAGGAAGCCCTTGGGCTGGTTGGTGCCGGTGCCGTTGATGAAGGCCGCGCCTTCGGCCCGGGCGAACTCCATCGCGATTTCGTCGGCCAGCCACGCCTCGACGTCGAACATCGCGTCGTCGAGCATGGCCTGGCTGGCGGCCGGGTTGGCGTAGAGTTCGCCCGAGGGCGGGGCGATCTCGGCGAAGCTGGGGGTGGCGGTCTCGTCGCGGGCGCCGGTCTCGCTGACCCAGCCGGAGGCGGTGCCGCCGGTGGTGATAAGCTTGCGGTAGCCGGCGCTGCCGGTCTGGACCACTTGCGCGATCGCCCGGATCGGGCTGATGTTCTTCAGCCGGGCCGAGATCATGGCGTCGATCTCCCGCGGGACGGCATAGCCGCCGTCGGCGGGAACGGTGCCGGAGATCGACTTCAATTCGGTCTCGCGGCCGCGCCGCAAGTAGCCGTCGACGAAGCCTTTCACCTCGATGCTGGGCGCGCCTTCGATGAGCGGGCGGGCGGCGGCGCGGCTTACGCGGTCAAGCCGCGTCCTGACGTCCTCCACGTCGCCGCGCAGCGCGTCGACGGCCTGCTCGGTGGCTTCCTGGCGGGTGACGAGATCGAACGAGGCATCGAGCGCTTCGACCGGGATGGGGGATTCCATGGGGCATTCACCTTTCTTGTGGGGGATCAGGAAATCAGATGCACGCGCGCGCCGTGCTGCATCGGGTGCGTGACCAGGCTGACTTCGAGCAGCTCGATGTCGAGCAGCTCTCGGCCCTCGCCGGTCCTGCGGCTGGCGCGCGGGAGGTAGCCGAACGAGAGACCGGTGACGGCGCCGCGCCGCAGCGCCAGGCCGGCCGCGCCGTCCGGATTGCCGAGCGAAGCGATCACGCGCAGGCCGCGCGCGTCCTCGGCGGCGGTTTCGAGCCAGCCGATGCGCGTGCCGGGGCGATGCTGCCACAGCAGCGGGACCGGATCGCGCCGATCGGCCAGGGTGCGGGCGAAGGCGCCCCGGCGAATGATGTCGCGCCCGGCGTCGCGCCGGCCGAACAGGGCGGCGTAGCCGGCGAAGCGGAGGGGGCGTGGCCCTTCGACAAGCTCGGGGCGAGCGGGGTTGGGGACGAGATTCCCGTTTTCGCTCGGCCAGTTTCCGCTCGGCCCATTTCCATTCGGCCAATTCCCGCTCAGGCTGAGCCTGTCGAAGCCCCAGGTGTCCGCGCGCGCCGTCATCGCAGCAGGTCCGTCACGCCCAGGCGCACCGCCAGGCCGAGCAGCAGCAGCGCCAGCAGCGCGCGCACGATCCAGCCGAGCGCGGCGGTGCGGGCGCTGGCCTTGGCATCGCGCCAGGCCTGCAGCAGCTCTCGCAGTTCGCCGAGATCGCGCGGGGCGGTCTCGTCGTCGAGGCCGATGCGTTCGAGCATGCGGCGGGCGCCGATCTCGCTCGCTTCCTCGACGATGGCGCGCAAGGTGACGAGATCGCCCCCGTCGCCGGTCGCCTGGGCGAGAAGCCCGGCCAGCATGTCACCATTGTTCATGATATGTTCTCCCGATGCTTCGCGCCCGACGGACCCGCGTCCAGGCCGAGCAGCGCGCGTTTTTCCTGGGGGTCCAGGAAATCCGCCGCGCCGACCTGGGCCCACAGCCGCTCGCGGTCCTCGGCGAGCGCCGACACCCGGTCGAGATCGACCGCCAGCACCGCGCCGGGGAACCAGGGCGAGAGGCCTTCGCACAGCGCCGCGAAGATCTTCGCCGCCAGCGGCAGCAGCGTCAGCCGCCACAGCGCGCGGTTGGCCTCGCGGTAATTGGCGTAAGTCGAATCGCCCGGCAGGCCGAGCAGCATCGGCGGCACCCCGAAGGCCAGCGCGATGTCGCGCGCAGCGGCGGCCTTGAGCGTGGCGAAGTCCATGTCCGCCGGGGTCATCGCCATGGCCTGCCACTTGAGCCCGCCTTCCAGCAGCATCGGCCGCCCGGCGTTGTTCGATCCGGCATAGGCGCTGGCGAGTTCGGCCTTCAGCCGGTCGAACTGGTCGCCGGTCAGCCCATTGCCGTCGCCCGTCTCGTAGACCAGCGCGCCGCTGGGCCGCGCCGCGTTCTCCAGCAGCTGGCGGTTCCAGCGCGAGGCGGCGTTGTGGGTGGCGATCGCCTCGTCGGCGGCGGCCAGGCAGCCGGCGCCGTAGTGGTCGTCGGCCGGGTGGAAGTGGCGGATGTGGATCAGGTTGGGAAAGGCGTCCTCGTCCAGCAGCGGGATCGACAGGCGGCGGCCGGCCACTTCATAGGAATAGGCGCAAGGCCAGCCGTCCTCCCCGGCGATCACGCCAACGCGTTCGGGGCGCAGCGCGAACAGCTCGGCCGGGCGGCCGCGCGCGTCCTTGAGCACCTGGACATAGGCATTGCCGTGCAGCAGCAAGTGCGCGGTCAGCGTTTCCGGCAGCGACTGTCCGGCGCTGGTCTCGGCCACGAGCGCGCGCAGCGCTTCGTCCGCCGGCCGCAGCGGCGCGCCGGCGATCCCTTCGGCCACCAGGCGCACCGCGCGCTGGGCCACCGGGTTCTCCAGGTAGGCGCGGCGCACCGCCGAATTGTACTCGAACGGAGCGCGCCCGCCGCCGCCGTCGGCGAAGAACCACGGGGAAGCTGCCCCCCGCGCCAGCGGCACGCGGGCACTCCCGCCCTTGAAGGCGGCGACGAGTGCTTGGATGAAGGACATCGGATTCCTTTCGTGTTCCGGTCCTCCCCGGCACGGGGAGGACGAGGCGTTCAGGTCATTCGGATCTTCGGCTGCGCGCTTCGGCCCAGCATCAGCTCGGTCAGTGCCCAGACCAGTGCGTCCGCCCGGTCCGGCGATCGCCCCGGGCCCTGGTAGGCGCCGCCCGTGACGAGGCCGCACAATTCATCCTCCAGCTCCGGGAAAGTGCCGGCGTGGCGCACCCGGCCGGCTTCGTAGAGCGCGGCGACCGGCTCGGCGCGCGCGTCCTTGCCCCGGCTGGCGTGGACCAGCTTCAGCGGCAGCGCGAGCTGGGCGGCGCGCAGCACGCTTCCCACCATGGCGCCGCCCTGGTTGGCCTCGGCGACGACCCGGTCGGCATGCCAGGCCTGGGCGGCGCGGGCGACGGCGCGGGCCCAGCGCTCGGGGCTGGCCTTGCGCACCGAGGCATCGGCCAGCACCCGCGCGGTGCCGTCCGCCGCAAGGGCGGCGACGACGATGCCGCAGGCATCGCCTCCCTCCGAGGCGGGCGGGTCGACGCCGACGACGATGCGGGCGAGTTCCGGACGGGCGGGCTCTGGCGGCAAGGGCCCGGTCGCCGCGGTCTCGCGGCATTGTTCCAGCAGCGCGCGCGTCCACAGCGCGCCCTCGATGTCGGTCAGCAACTCGCCGTCGAGTTCCTGGCGGCCGAGCTGCGTGCCCGCGTAAGTCCGCCGCACCGAGCGCAGGAACGCCGCCGGCAGGTTGGCCGCGTTCTCGAACGTGCCGCCGCGCGTGACGGCGATGCCGCCGTCCTTTCCTTCCGCCAGCAGCCGGGCGACCAGCGGGACGGCGCGCGGCGTCGTGGTCGCGACGGTGCGCGGGCGGTCACCCAGGCGCAGGCCCAGCATCAGGTTGTCCCAGCTCGCCACGGCGCGGCCGCCGGCATTGTCCCACTTGGCGATTTCGTCGCACCAGGCATGGCTGTGCTGGGGCCCGCGCAGCGATTCGGGCTCGCCCGCCGAATAGAGCAGGGCCTGCGCCCCGTTCGGCCAGGTCAGCCGCCGCAGCGAGGGTTCGAAGACCGGCCGGCGCCACGGCGCGCCGATCGCCATCAGCCCGCTTTCGCCTTCGACCATGACGGCGCGGGCCTCGGCAAGGTTGGCCGCGACCAGGGCGATGCGCGCTTCGGGATGCTGCTCCGCCACGGCAGTGACCCATTCGGCGCCGCTGCGCGTCTTGCCGAAGCCGCGCCCGGCCATGACCAGCCAGACGCGCCAGTCCCCCGGCGGGGCGAGCTGCGACTTGCGCGCCCAGATCGCCCAGGTCCAGCGCCACTCGCGCTGTTCGGCGGGATCGAGCGCGGCGGCGAAGTCTTCGAGTTCGCTGCCGCGCGCCTCGCTCAGCCAGTGCAGCGGATCGCGTTCCGGCCTAGCCACGAACCCCGCCTTTCGCGGTCTTCGCGCTCTTCGCGGTTTTCACGCTCTTGGTGCGTTTCGGGCGCGCGCGGCGGGCCAGGACTTGTTCGCGCAGCCGCGCCAGCTTGGCCTGGATGGAGGCGCGCACCACCGCCAGATCCTCGTTTTCCCGGATCGCGCGTTCGCGCGCCACGGTTTCGCGGTGCAGCCCCAGCAGGCGCAGCGCGGCGGCGTTGTCGAACTTCACCTCGCCGTCCCTCGGCTCGCCGAAGCGCAGGCGGTGGAGCAGTTCCAGCTCCAGGCTCTCGTATCCCTCAAGCAAGGCGGCGCGCCATTCGCGGGCGAACCCCGGTTCCTCGCGGCAGGCCTTGTAGGCGCGGCTGGGATGGACCCCGGCGGCGGCGCTGGCGGCAGTGACGTTCGAGGTTTCCGCCAGCGCGACCAGGAAATAGGTGCGCCAGTGGCCCGTCGGCTTCCTTTCCTGTTTCCCGCCCTGTTTCCTGCGCGCGGAGACCGGTGTCGGATCGATCAT